GCCAATACGCTTGTCAAAAAAGCGACATCCAGGATTAAGAATAGCACCATACAGTGAGTTAAGGTTAATCTTCTTAACCAACTGTCGCTTGTCCCAAAAGGCTTTGTCTTCAGCAGTCTGAGCATCTTTCTTTTTTGCTTGTAGCTCCTTGCGTTCAGCATACCAACGCTCGAGTAAACCAGGCACAATACCTTTCGCGTCATACTTAAAGATAGTTCCATTTGCACTCAATATCCAAGGGTTACGACCTTCAAAGATCAAATGATATATATCACGTGCCGATAGTGTGTCTGACCCACCAGTTTCCCAGTCTATGGTGATTTCACGCCCGGGTTCTTGATTCATTACAGCAGTATATTCAATGCTACCAAACATACCTTCCCATGAGTCAGCAAAACTATCTCCTTGCTTCATTCTATCTTCAATATGTCTATCGGTATAGACTGGTCGCAATTGTCCGACAATGGTTTCTGGCGCCATGTTAAGAGCGCGGATCGCCGACGGATACAGACTGTTGATGTCGATTGCTCCGATGTATTCATGCATTCCGCTTTTGGGCGTAGCAACATAGGCACCTGCCGCTTGTGTATCACCATCTGTATTTTTCCTATTTTGAACGATTAAACCTTTTTGGTGTGCTTCATTAATAATAGCCTGCTCGGTTACTGCTACAGCACCCATTGTGGTGGGCAATAGCACAGTATTATCATGTGCCAATTCATTAGCCAAGTCTAAGAACCTTAGTTTCTTATCTAACTTAGCCAGTAACAAGGTATCTTGTCTGTTATAATCTACAAAAGTAGCGAAATCTCTGTTGTATAATTGGTCTAGTGTGCCCTCGTATTGAATTTTCCTTTCATCTAATTCATACTCACCGATAGCGTCCAAGCTGTAACTATGACGTTCTTCATATGTGTACTTCCTGTACAATTGCATATAATCCATATGAATACGCCCAATCAAGTCAAACGTGATATGGTCGGCGCCAAAACGCTCAAATGTACGTTCCTTAGGAAATTGCTCCCATAAACAAAACCTACGAGTATCATCCTTACTGAGCACTTGCCTAGTACGCATTACCATATAAGGAATATCAAATCCTTCTGAGTTCCAGCCGGATAACACATCAGCATCTTCAATCAAGTCAAAAAACGTTTGAATAAGATCCTGTTCACGTTCAAACAAAAAGCAGTTTTCAAAACGTGAAGTAAGTTCTGTAGCCGAATCCCAGCTCAAGGTACTTGGCGGTATTACCAGTGTGATTAAACGTTCCATCCAATCCAAGTATACTGTGATAGCAGTAATAGGATTAAAAGGATCCTCTGGTCGACTGAAACCACGTACCGGGTCAAAGTCTACCTCAATGTCGAAAAACGCTGTATGTAGTTTAGGAGCATCACGACCTAGATAGTTTTCTTCCAAGCACCTATTTACTGGCTTGATATCAGACTCCCATAATCGAGCGCCTGAGTGCATCTTGAGTTCTTTGTTGTACTCTTTGTAGTTGCGAGTACTGAAGCGACTTACTGGTGTGCCATAAATGGTACGGAATTTGCCACGTGGATCATCGTAGTAGAAAACATAATTAGCTGGATAATCCTTGTAAACTCGTTCGCCGTCGACTCGTTCTACTACATAGATACGGTTTTCGTCTCGACTAAACAGTGCGTCAACGTAACTCATAGAGTGCGACCAACTGTCTCCAGAATATCATTTAGTTCGGCGTTGTCTTTGTTAGTTTCACCTAGTTTACTTTTGGCTGCGATACGTATAGCCTTTTTGAGTATACCGGGCTTGATTTCGAGTTCTTCGGCTACGGCTTTGACTGTGTCATTCAATCCGGCATTAAGGTCTTCGATTTCGGTCATGACCTGGATACCTTCGTTGATGATTTGTGTTAGCTTGAGCTTTTGCTCAGCACTGAACATACGATCACTCATAGTGACTCCTTAAGAAAAATTTAAGTATAGACTATTAGTCTGGGAAATGCAATGGTAGGTACGCTCACTTTAGTAGACCCGGGGTGGGCGTGGAGGTCGGATCTACAGGGCAGCAGCCGCCCAGCTCAAATAGCCTTTTCTGTATATTCTGACCTAGTCCAGTTCAAAATATACTTTGATTTCCAATCATTCTGTGCAAAACCAGTTAATGATTGCCATTGTGCTCGATTAGCTGATACTGTTCGAGCAGCATCATGCCAATCTATTGTGTCAATGAGTTCTTGTACAGTATTTAATTCGTCTTGAAAGTGCATGAAATTTTTACTATCAAATTCTATGTGTAAGACTTCAAATACATTTCCGTCTGAGTCTATACTGTCTAGCGCAAAATCAAATCCCCATTTAGATTCAGTATTCAATAACAATGATGCTTGCGGCACTGATTTTTTAAGGCATTCTAACTGTCGTCGTGCATCTCGTGCATACGAACATCTATATAACAATAAACTATGATCTATAATTAATTGTGGATCTGTGCTCGTGTACCAGGTTGTAGTGAAAGTATTATGATTGAGACATTGACTAAGTTTATAGCCCATTAGCGTGTAATATTTCTGTTCGGCTATGTTTAATTCAAAGCCATCTTTGTCGAAATAAAGGAAATCTTCCTTGTGCAGGTCCAGACATAATCTGTCGCAATGTAAATCAGTCCGCAGACTGGTTTTATTACGCAATAACATTTGGTTATTCTAGTGCCCCTCTACTGCTCCACTTGGCAAGTACTTACAGGCAATGTTTTTTGCGAACTCTGCATCAATCCCTTTGGCAGCATAGAAAGCATTGGGATCGTCTGATTTGAACCCTGTGACTAATTCATCTACTTTGGCACCATTTGCTTGTAGCCCACGAATCACACATACCAAGAACCTTTGTAATTTGGCTTTTTGCTGTGGGTCTGCCATGTTTTGTCGCCATGTTGCCTCATTTTGATAAAATTGCTTAATAGCTTCAAGGTCTTGAATTAATTCTTTCACTTTGGCATTAGTTTGTTCACTGCCTGCCTGTGGTAGTGGGGTAGGTGTGCCTGCTGATCCACTGTCGGGGCTAGTAGCTGTATCTTTTGTAAAGCCTGTGATGTCACCTAGAATACCTAACCCTGATTTAGCAAGATCAAAAAACCTTTTCATCACTCGCCAATCTTGCTTGTAATCTGCATAGACTAAGCCACCAATTAATGCAGCACCTCCTATACCAGCAGCAATACCACCTGCTGTTCCTATACCCGTTGCTGCTCCCCTTGCAATTTGCATAGTTGGTCTAAGTATTAGTTGAGCTACTTCACCTAGGCCACTTAAAACCATCTGTAGTGCTCTTTGTTTATTAAAAATTTGTGTAACTTGTTGCGGAGTAACTGGTGATTGTCCTGTTAGGCCTAAACCGGCTCGTGGTGTAAAGGCTCTACCACCTGAACTTTGATTAAATCTACTTGGGCCACTAGGTGCTCCTGTGCCCGTTGTTGTAGTAGATGTTGCACCTGAGGGGGTTGTTACAGTAGATGTTGGTAAATTTCTTAATTGTTGTGCTCTTTGAGCTTGCCAGTTAGTTGCTTGGCGACTTTGTCCTGAGGCAGGTACATTTGGATTGGGCGGTGCCTCCATTACAATACTGCGTAGGTGCTGCATTTTTTCAACAGCTGACATTGCTGCATATTCCATGACCATGTTAGTTCGTGGTTTGTCTTGGCTGGATTTTATTGTACTTGTATTTTTACTTGGTGCGCCGAGTGTGGTTCGGCCACTAACTGGTGTCTGCTGTACTAGATCTGTTGGTACCGTTGCATCTGCAGAAGTTGCTACATTACGCATTGGTGTTACTCCACTGAATTGATTAGGTTGCCCTGGGTAATTAGTTTGGTATCCTCTTGCACGCGGATCATTAGCAGTTGCTACGGTAGTGGCTTGGCCATAACTACGACCTTGTCGTGGATCTGCCTGTGTACCATATGCTGGATTACTTGCTACTGTTGTGGCTGGCGGTGATGCTGTAGGTACCGGAGCGGCAGAAGCAGCAGGGGTGGCTGCTGGGGGAGTGCCTTTGAACTTACCTTGGGTGATACCCCATAAAGTATCACCTTTGGCCACAGTGTAAGTTTGTCCACTAGGTAGCTTTATTTGTTGTCCAACTTGTATACGATTAGGATCTGCTATATTATTAGCAGCGGCTAAATCTGTGATGGCTTTTGAAAATTGTTGTTTAGCTGGTGTTGCTGCTGGTGCTGCTGCTGGTGCTGCTGCTGGTGTTGCTGCTGGTGTTGCTGGTACTGCTGCTGGTGCAGCTGGTGGTTCGTTACCCGCGCCCTGTGCCCTAGCCGCAATACCCATTTGGGCAACTGAAAATGGTCCAGGTGCCGTTGGTGTTGCTGCTGGTGCTGCTGTTGCTACAGGTTGACCACCACCAACTTGAACAGGCGGTGCACCATTTACACTAAGTTGTTCGCCGCTTTTAGCTTGAGCTAGTTCTTTTTGTACTCTGTTAGCTGCCATAGTGGCTGCTATTTGCTGTCCGGTAGCTGTAGCACCACGGTTGTTTTTGGCTAATTCTTGTTGATAATATGTTTGGTAATTAGGATGACTTTGCGGATTGCCGGGCACATTGGCTGACGTTGTGCTGGTTATAGTAGTAGCAGGTGCTTCACGTAATTTAATAAAATCAAGGCTTTTCATAACAACTCCGGCGATATCCTATATTTAGCCGATACTCTTTATTATATTTGGATTGTCGCAGTCTATGCATTGGCATTTTGTGCAGTTGCAACCTTCATGATCACATTTGAGATCACAATGTGGAGCATGACTGCATGGGCACAATTTCTTATATTGATGATAACGACCTTGTTCGTCAATGAAATCCATGTTAATCTCCTGTTGCCGGGGTTATCTTACGCCAATCTTCTGGTTGATTGGGATCAAAATTAGATGGTAATTGCATGGTTTTGTCTAATTGCCAGATTTTGTTATAGCTTTTCCATACCCTAGTTAACGTACCATTGGCTGCTTTCAAGAATACTGGATATGTATGGTCCAATGGACGCGGTGATCCTATATGAACAATGTCTGAGCCGGCAGGAACAAATGGTGGCGTGACACGTGGTATAGGCTTACTAGGCTCATTAGGCACAGCCGCTACTGGGCCATCAGGTTCTCTCTCACCATATTGCCATGGTGCTGTACTTTTTGTTCCTGCTGGAGTTGGAGCAGTGCTACTAGGTGCACTAGTGGACCCAGGATATCTCCACATTGGTACATTGTCGGCATTGGTACTGGCTGTTGGTCTAGCAGTTTTTACTATAGGGTTTTGAGGTTGCTGAGTACGTAGCTGATTTAAGTATGCTAGGTTGCCAGCGGCATCTTTGGGTCTTTTGTTGTAGGCGTCCATGCCGCCTAATTTAATTATCTCAGCACCTATTTTTCCGTATCTTTGTTCTGCCTGTT